TAAGTCTCTCTATCTAGTCTTTCATGATTGCCGTCATTAGGAGATAATCCCGGGCTTCGAGGAGACTTCTCAGCGCGTGGCCTAAGTTTTTTTTGCGCTCCTCACCCCTCTCAGAGCGGCGCTTCCACCACTCCGCCACAAGAGTAGTTGCAATGGTAAAAATCGCGAGCTTTTGAAGCCAACCGAATATCGAATCGAGAGACATTAAGGTGCCCCTCCTAAGCAGCTTTGTCTTACCATCATTGAAGCACTGACACTCGATAAAGGGAAGGTTTATGATGACCGTAGATGACGCTCTTTTGAAAGAGAAATTTTAAGCCGCGAAACATGAGGAAGTTCTTAAATAGGGGCCGAAGCGCGCCGACCCTGACGCAAAGGGTCTATACCTTTCGAGATGTCATCGCTGTTACTACTTGGGCAAGTTTTATGACCTGATGTATTGACTGCACCAGAGTGCAGGGATAAAGTCTTCCTCTCCCCCCGGAAGAGTCCGCCCAAGATGAAAAAGCAACGGGATAACCCCAGTCGTTCCGTCGCCCTCCCTGCCCTGGTAGACACCGAGGTCATTTACTGCGGTGACAACCTTGAGCAATTGGCGAAGCTGCCGGACCGCTCCATTGATCTCATCTATTTAGACCCGCCCTTCAACTCCAATCGCAATTATGAAGTGTTCTGGGGCGAGAAGCGAGAGCAGCGATCCTTCGAAGATCGGCATGCCTCTACGCGGGCATACATCGAATTCATGCGGCCGCGGTGCATTGAGATGGCTCGTGTTCTAAAACCCAGCGGGACCTTTTACTATCACTGCGATTGGCATGCCAGCCACTACGTGAAGGTGATGCTCGACTCGATTCTTGGCGAGAACAACTTCATCAACGAGATCATCTGGAAACGCCAGTCATCGCACAATGACGCCAAGCAGGGATCTAGGCATCTCGGACGCGTCCACGACACCCTGCTCATGTATGGCGGCGGCGACAAATACAAGTTCAAGCACCTTTATGTGCCATACGATCCGGACTACGTCCAGGATTTTTATCGTCATGTCGAGATTGGCTCCGGACGCCGGTACCGTCTTGGAGATTTGACCGCGCCAGGAGGAGCTGCGCCATCAAAGGGGAACCCACATTACGAATTCTTGGGCGTGTCGCGGTACTGGAGGTATAGCAAGGAAAAGATGCAAGAGCTCTATGAAGCGGGTCGGATCATTCAAACGAAGCCGGGCACCGTGCCGGCGTACAAACGCTACCTCGATGAGGGGAAGGGTGTGCCGCTGGGCTCCGTATGGGACGACATCGGTCCGGTTCAGGGCGCTGGCAAGGAGCGGGTCGGCTTTCCTACGCAAAAGCCTTTAAAGTTGATGGAAAGAATTGTGGAGATCTCTAGCGAGGCTGGCGACATCGTGCTCGACGCATTCTGTGGCTGCGGAACAGCGCTTGTGGCCGCGCAGAACGCAGGCCGCCACTGGATCGGTATAGACATTTCGCCTACGGCGTGCCGCGTAATGGCGAAGAGGTTGCGCGACAGAACTCGCCTTGTTGAGGACGAACGACTCTGGAAAATAGGGAGGGGTTTCGTCGTGCGTGATCTTCCCTGGACCGCGGACCAGCTCAGGAAAATGCCGCCCTTTGAGTTTGAGAACTGGGCAGTGATTGCGATTGGAGGCCTTCCTAACAAAACGCAAGTTGGTGATATGGGGATCGACGGCCGACTCTATCCGGTCTCTTCACTCCCGGCAAAATCCAAACGATCAGACGACCTTCCCTTTATGGATGACTGGTTCCCGATTCAAGTGAAACAGAGCGAAAAAGTAGGTCGACCTGACATCGATCAATTCGAAGCAGTGATGATGCGCGAGAATCGGAAAAAGGGCTTCTTCATCGGGTTTGACTACACGCTCGACAGCCGACAGGAAATTCGGCGCTTTCGCGAGCGCAGCGGCATTGAGATCATCGCGTTCACCGTCGATGAGCTTCTCGAAGACGAGGTAGCGAAAAAGCGGATGCCTCCATCGCCAGCAAGGGCAAGTTCTGGCCGGATACCAGTGCCCAGGCGGAAACCCAGTTAAGCGCAGAAATGCCGCAAGGGGGAGTGGGTTTTGCGGCATCAGTGGTTAGTGCTTATTTCTTAGGAAATCTCGCAGCATAGACAACAGCAATAGTAGATGCTGCAAGAATCCTACGACGTGATCAAAGTCCTCCAATTTCATGGTGGTACTTTCTCGGGGGAGGAATACAGCGCTTGATTTGGGGGGATGGCGGTTAGATTCAACGGAGCGATCAAAGATGCAGGTTCTTTGAAGTTTATTTTCCGGCATCTGTTCGCGCAGCTTTATTCACTCCTGCGCGCGATGACCTGGTCGAAGTACGGCCGGCCCTCATTCAGCCGGCGCAGATCGTCCAGCACTTCCTCAGCCCCGATTGTGTCCTGCCACGATGCAACGGTGCCGATCAAATAACGGTCCGCTCCGCATTTCTTCAGGAAGGCGGCGAGTTCGCCCGGCCTGGCGGTTTCAGGCAGCAGGAGCGGATCGCCGCCCAGCCGGATGACCGCGCGGATGATCTCAGCCATGATTTGAGGTGTCAGATCTGATTCGCCGGCCTCGCTCATTTTCTTATGATAGCGCCTTGCGGATTGGCTGTGTTATGGTGCTATCGGTCTCCCTTCCTTCTGGAAATCGCGCAAACTCCGCAAAGCGCGTAACTCACGAAAGCTCACGTAACTGCGATTGGGATTCAGCAACTCTCGTCTACTCTCCGCACTGAAGTTCCTGGAAAAACAGATTGGCGGCGAGGGTTCCTTCCTTTGGAGAGTCCTCTCCTTACTTGGGGCGAAACCGCGCCCTCGTCGCCTTTTCTGTTTGGGAAGAGCGGAGCATATGGCAGAGTTCAAGCCGGCATTCACATTCATGCTGTCGCACGAGGACGCGGCACGCTCCGGCGTGGTGACGCGTGATGAAGACGGACGCACGCGCTTCGGCATCTGCGAGAAGTTTCATCCAGAGCTCAATGAGAACTTTTGGACAGGCGTTACCACTTATGCGTTGAGCTGGGCGGAGATGATTTACCGCTCCGATTACTGGTCCGCGCTTCGCCTGGGCGAGATCGTTGACCAGGCCGTCGCCTCCAAACTCTTTGACATGTGCGTTCCTATGGGACGCAAAGAAGCTGTCACGCTAGGGCAGCGCGCGGCAAACGGTCTGTTGCTCGGCAGCAGTAAAGCGCCCGCCATCGACGGCAGGATCGGGCCGCAGACCATAGCCGCGCTCAATGCGTGTCCGCCTTCCAACCTAGTGGAAGCGCTGTGCAATCTCTCCAAGATTTTCTTCTGTGAAGTTGCCGCCAACAATCCTGCCAAGGAAAAAGACCTGAAGGGCTGGCTGAAGCGCGCCGCCGCCGTGCCGCCGCACGCGACAGCCGCAGGAGCCGGCGCATGACAACATCCTACAAAGCGACGACCGCAACACCGGCACACGCGCGAGGATTAGTGGTGACAATGCTATTCACTGTCCTCGCGCTGGTTCCGGCCCTCGCCGCTGCGCAGCAACTTCCGCAGTCGCGACTCACGCCCGGCGTGGCCGGCAACTCCACCAGTGCGCAGCTCTGCAGCCAGAAATTTCACACGCGCGACGTGCGCCTCGTCACCGACGCGATGAAGCGCCAGGTGTTCAGCAGCTACAAGATCAAGTGCTGGCCCGTGGTCGCGAACAAGGCTGCCGGCGTTGAAGCGTGCAGCGCCTATGAAGTTGATCACCTGATCTCGCTGGAGTTGGGCGGCGCGAACGATGTGAAGAACCTCTGGCCGCAACCCATCGCCGAAGCGCGCCACAAAGATGTTCTGGAGAACTGGCTGCATGCCCAAGTGTGCGCAGGCGCCCTCACGCTGAAGGATGCGCAGCAGCGTATCTCGACGAACTGGGTAGCTGAATACCAACGGATGGTGAAAAGCAAATGAAGAGTTTAGAAGGAGGCAACATGAAGGTGATTGTAGGTCTATTTCTCTGCTGCGCATTGGCCTTTGCCGGATGCGCGAAGAGGCCGGTAACGCCTGGCGCGCCGGCTGCGCCACAGACCACGCTGGACAAGCTGAGCGCCAGCGCCTATGAGATCGCCAACTCGCTAGATAGTGGCGAAAAAGAATTCGAGGTGCTCTACACGTCGAACATTCCCGGCGTGTCCGACGACGGTTACGCCAGGACCGTGGCGAAGATATTTCTCAGCGCGCAGGCCTGCACCAAATCATATATCGGGCAGTTGCAGTCGGTGACCGCCGTGGACGCTTCGAACAAGGTACAGGTTGCCGGCTGGTCAAACGCGCTGCTCTCATGCGTGAACGCCCTGGTAAATGAAGGAGTGGCTGGAATCAAGAACGCCGATGCGCGCCAGAGGATACAGAACCTTCTTGCTCCAATCCCCGGAGCCATCAAGACCATCGTCAACGCGCTGGGCCTTCCCGTCGCCAGCGCGGCGCGCCCGTGCGATGGCGCGTGCGCGTCGCTCAATTTCACGGAGGTGAATCATGGACCCGAACACAGAAGCACAGCTCATCGCGCTGGGAATTCAGACGGTCGAGAACCTGATCGAATGGATTACCCGGCACAAGGCCGCGACCGGGCTTACCAATGCGGACTTGCTCGCCGAGGCAGCCAAGATCAACGACGCGGCCGTTACCAGGACACAAGCGTTCCTCGACCGCCTCGGGGTCGCCGCCTGATCAACCCTCGCCGCGAGGCTTGGCTTTACACCTAAAAACCCGATCCCATCCGGCTTAAGGGTTTCTACCTAGCCCAAGGGCCGGATGGGGAGTTAGGGCATTCCGAGCTGTGTGAAACATCACAAAGGCCCTTGTGACGTTTCACACAGGCATTTTTCAGCAGGGGTCAGACCGGGCAGGTTGCCGGGAGGGAGCAGATGCAGAACATTAAGAGCTTTTTGCAGGGAAAGAAGACGTACATTTCCGCCGCGCTCATCGCCCTGGTGGCGATTGTTGGATGGTGGCTCGGCGTAGTGAGTGAACCGCAGGCGCTTGCGATGCTCGGCGTCGCCGGAGTCGGCGCTGGACTCGGCGCGAAGTCAGAGCGGAGCGCTGAAGCGATCCTCGCGATGCTCGGCGATATTCGCTCCGCCCAGGCGCAGGCAGCGGCTACGGGAAAGAAGATCGATGCGAAGCAGCTCGCCGTGGATCTCAGCAAAGAAGTGTTATCGAACTTCGCCGCTGGAGGACTTGTGCGCAGCACACCGGCCGGAGCGGTGAGCAATGTTGTGCAAAATCCGCCAGGCGATGGAGCTGGCGCGAAGTGATGTTCGTTTCCAAAGAAACGCTCTCCAAGCTGCCGTCCGTGTTGTTGGGCGGCGGCGTGGGAGCGGGCGCGACGATTGCTCTTATCCTGGCCGACAAAGAGCCGAAGCTGCTGATCCAGACTTTCTTCGCGTGGGGCCCAGCGTCGCTGATTGGACTTGTAGCTATGGTCCTGGTGAGCCAGGGGATATCGAAGGGATTCACCACCGTGGTGGATTTCGGGGAAAAGCTGCTTCAGGTCGGGCGAGAGGTCGCATCGTCCCAAGAAAAATTGGCCGGAGCGGTGAATGAGATCGCGAAGAAAGACGACCAGGAAGCATATGAGCAGCGCGTGTTGATGGGACATATCGGCACGCAGACAGAAAAAATACTGACGCGGTTTGATGAGTTGGAGAGACGCATGAATGATGCGGACCGCGAAAAGGCACGAGGAGCGAGCGCATGAACCCGTCCCCACTGGCCGTAGAGACGCGGAAACGGCTGCGCGGCGAAATTCTGGAACTGGTTGACGAAGGTCACCAGGAGCAGCGGTCGCGATTCACTGACGTGATTCTGTGGGGCGTGTTGCAGCGCCTGAAATATGACGTGAGCCAGAACGATGTAATCACCGTCCTGCAGGATCTGAAGGACCGGAGCTACCTCACGTTTGAGCAGGATAAAGACAGGCGCACTGGAGTGGTCCGCATCTCGCAAATCCAGATTACGCCCAGGGGACGCGACCTATTAGAAGGGACCGCGATGGATGCGGCGGTCCACATTCTGCAATGAGATCGCAGGAACTTAAAACCTGCCATGCGTGTGGCAGGCCGACAGTGAATGGATCGCTTACCTGCGACAGATGCAGGGACAAGGAACATCGGGATCTGAATTGCGTGGCGTGCAAGCAAGAGAACTCGAAGGTGATTTCAATCGCGAATGGCAAGTAAACGCAAAACCGGAGAGAAGCCGCTGGTGCGCCAGCCGCTCAAGATGGACAAGCTGCCGACCGAGCTGCTGGACCGCGTGATGAAGGAACGCGCTGCCGGCAGGACGTGGATGGAGATCGAGGAGATGTCGCCGCGCTTTGAGGAGTGGGAGAAAACGACGAAGCCGGAGATTCGCGCGGAGTTTCCGGGCCTAAAGCTTCCGCACTCGACGCTGCTGCGCTGGCACGATCTGCGCGTTGACCAGGTGAAGCGCGAAGTTCTGGCGGATCAGGTCAAGGCGCGAGAGATTGCCGCGCTGTTTGCAGGAAAGGGCATGAAGGACCTGCCAGAGACAGTGAGGACCGCAATCAGCGATCAGCTGTTCGGCATGATGCAGAACGCCGATGAAAAGAGCCGGCACAAAGTTGTTGCAGGAATGCTCGCCCTGGGCGAGCTGATGGCCCAGCAGAGAAAGCTGGAGATACAGGAACAAAAAGTTCAGGCAGAAACGAAGCGCGTGCAGTTGTTGGAGCGCGACTTCGAAATGAGGAAACGGAAGTTTGACGCAGAAACCGACAAAGCGGCCCGCAAGGCGCAGCGAGGAAAGGCCATCACCACGGACGACATCAACCGTATCCGTGAGCGGACCTTTGGACTCCCGCCCATTGCCGGCAGTGCTGCAGCTTAGACCGTATCAGCAGCGCTGGATCGACGATCCCTCGCGCGGATGCTTCGCTGTGAAGTCTGCGCGGATCGGTTTCTCCTATGCCACCGGATTGCGGCGGTTGCTGAAGAAGGGCGGATTGCTGGAACGCGAAAACAAAACGTGCACGGTGCTGAGCGCATCAAAGGCGCAGTCCAACGAGTTCGTTGAGACGGTGCAGAAGAACATCCAGCTTATCGGTGCGACAGCGCAGCTGTTTGAAGAGCCGTTCGCGGATATCGACGGCGTCACGTCGTTCACTCAATCTCGCATTCAGCTGCCCAACGGATCTCGCTATATTGCATTGCCGGCCAACCCGCGCACTGCTCGTGGTTACCCAGGGGACGCAGTCCTTGATGAGTTTGGCCATCACGACGACAGCTATGCCATCTGGGCCGCGATCATCCGCCAGATCGCTCTCGGGAATGAGATCGATGTGCTCTCTACTCCGAACGGCGAGCAGGGCAAGTATTTTGACCTGGCGAAAGACTTGGGCCTCACCGATGGGGTCGCCCCATCGCCAAACCCCAAAAAGATAGGCATCTGGTCCGCGCATTGGGTAGATGTTTACCTGGCCGTAAAAGAAGGCTGCCCAATCAACATCGAAGAGATGCGCGAACTGATCAAGGACGACGAGACGTTCTCGCAGGAATTCCTATGTGCCTTCCTGAAGGCCATGGGATCGTGGCTTTCGCTGGAGCTGCTTGCTGCGGCCGAAGACGATGCCGCGACTAGGAACTGGCCTGAAGGTTACGTACCGAGCGGCCCTCTCTATCTCGGTATCGATGTTGGACGTGAAGGTGATCGCACCATTGCCTGGCTGGATGAGCAAGTGGGCGACATTGCCTGGACGCGCATGGTTATGCCGCTGCATGGCGTTCCCTTCTTCACGCCCGATGGAGAGCAGAAGCTGAACGACCAGGCGCACAAACTTCTCCCGTGGGTGCAAGTCGCCACACGCACAGCAATGGACTCCACGGGAATCGGCCTAGGCTTGTTTGAGTTCCTCGCATCGAAAGTTCCCGGCCGCGTGATCGGCGTTAACTTCAGCGGCTCGGTTCCGGTTGGAGAGAACGTGCCCGTTTCCTACTCCAACAAAAACACCGGCAACGTGAAGATCAAAACCGACATGGCCGTCCGCCTGAAGCAGAGGATGGAGCAGCACAAGAACCGCATCCCGCGCGATTCGCAGATCCGCCAAGAGCTGATGGCCATCAAGAAGGAATACAGCGGAGGCGCGATTAAATTCGACGCGCCGCGCATCGAGGTGGATACGGCCGTCGCAGGCGGCAAGCGCAAGAAAGTGTTCGCGCACGCGGATTCATTCTGGGCGAAGGCGCTCGCGGATCTCGCAGCAGAAGGAGCGCCCGCTGCGCATATGGCATCGTTAGCGCCAGCACAAGAATGGTATAGGCCGCAAGAGCGCGGAATTATGTCGCGCGCGGTTCAACGCAGGGAAGATGAAGACCAGCCTGTGATGGAGCGGGCGGAACGGAGGCGCAGATGGGCTTAACTCTTCTCGATCTCTCCGAAGCGAAAAAGGCTGCGCTCGCGATGTCTCCAACTCCGGTGAAAACGAAGCAGGCGCTGGTTCCAACTCTATTCGGGATGATGGGCGATACTGAAGACCCAACATACAAGCGGATCACCGCTCCGAATTCTCTTCGCGATCTGAATCCAGTGATGCATCTGCGCATGCAGCAGATCGCTTTCTTTCTGCGCGCGACGACGCCTTTCGGGAAGCGCATCGTTGAGGTCATCAGCGACTACGTGGTGGGTGAGGGATTCACTGCTTCTGCGACGGACGCTAAGGTCCAGGAGGTTGTGGACAGATTCTGGAAAGACCCAATCAATCGACTATCACAGCAGGACAATGGTGAAAGCAATATTTCGGAGTACTGCGACGAGCTTACGACGTTCGGCGAGCTTTGCATTCCTGTCACGGTAAATCCAGTCGATGGCTTCGTGCGGCTGGGTTATGTCGATCCCCAGCGGATTGAAGCGGTTGAATATGCGACGCTGAACGCGACCAACGTGTCCGTCGCGGACGCGCCCCAGGAGGAAACCGCATTCCCCATCGCGGTTAGGCTTCGCCGCCGCTTCAATGAGCCTGAAGGACGCCGGCTTGAAATCATCCGCGTTGATGAAGACCCGAATTCGCCTACGTTTGGGCAATTGAAAGGCGACTGCTTTTACTGGTCGATCAACAAGGCGAAGGGCGCCAGCCGTGGGTTGAGCGAGCTTTTTAGTCTGGCTGACTGGATCGATGTCTTTGATCAGATGATCTTCGATTATGCCGACAAGGTCCGCTTCCTGAATGCGTTTGTGTGGGATTACACGGTCAAGGGTGCCGATGAGCCGACAGTAAAGAAGTATTTGAAAGACCTCACGCAGAATCCGCCGCGTCAGGGCGGCGTCCAGGTCCACAACGAGCAAGTTCAAATCGAAGCAAAAACTCCGACGATGGGCGGCGCAGACATGGAAGCGGCAGTGCGCCTGGTCAAGCTATATGGCCTCGGCGGAGCGGGACTGCCCGCATGGTTCTTCGCAGATCCGGTTGATGCCAACCGTTCTACCGCCGATGAGATGACCGGGCCGACAGGCAAGAAGCTCACAAAGCGCCAGAACCATGTGCGCGGCGCAATTTACCAGATGACTGCGTTCGCGGTTCAGCAGGCGATTTATCACGGTGTGCTTCCAGCCAAAGTCGATACCACTGTGAAGATGCAAACCCCGGATCTGATGATTAAGGACCTACAGAAAGCCGCAACAACTCTGGGCGCTGCCACGAACGCGCTCTCTGTTGGAGAGCAAAACGGCTGGGTGAAGAGTGAAACAGCGGCGCGCGGGTTCCATGTGATCCTCAGCCAGATTGGAATAGAAGTTGATTCCAAAGCGGAATTTCAGGCTGCGCAACAAGAGAAGCAGCAGCGCGAAGTAAATCTGGTACCGGACCAGACGAGCCTGGCTAAAGCACTCACGGATCTCCAACAACAACAGCAGCAGCCAGGAGCCGGGCAATGAGCACGCAATCACAATTCGCCGCAAAAGTCGCGGAGCTCATCGCGCAGTCGAAGAACCTGAGTCTGGCTGCGCGCAAGCAGATTCTGGAGCTCCTGGATGAAGCCCGCAAGAAGATCGTCGGCGAACTCGCGAGTCTTAATCCGGAGAGCTATTCAGCTGCACAGCTCGCCGTCTTAAAGAACTCGATTGATCGCGCCATGCAGCAATTCAGCGTTGCCGCGACGCAATCGCTCGACAAGTTTGAAGCGCAGGGGATGACGCTGGGAAGCCAGACCGTTTCACTTCCGCTCGATACGGTGGGCCTGACGACGCCATCGATGCTGGGGCAGGTATCCACCTCGGCGCTTGCGGTGGTCCAGGGCTACACAGCGGATCTCATCACTGCTTTATCAAAAGATGCGGCAGCGAAGGTCAATGGCGCGATCCAGCGCGCCTTCCTGGGTAACACGTCAATCACTGACACCATTAAACAGATCGGAACTGCGCTCGATCCCAAGAAGGGTTTCGATGGATTGTTCGGTCCCATCGGGAAGCGGGCAACGGGAATTGCTCTCAATGAGATTTTGCGCGTTCACTCCATCGCCGCGCAGGCCCGGCTGGAAGATGCTGCGGACCGTCATCCCGATCTGCAGAAGGAGTGGAACCATTTGTCCATCGCAGCAGCTCCGCGGCCTGGCCACATTGCGGCGGACGGCCAGGCGGTGGACGTGGACGAGGCATTCGTCGTGGAGGGTGAGGAGCTGATGTATCCGCGTGATCCCAGCGGATCGGCTGAGAACACGATCAATTGCCACTGCGTGATGGGTCCGTATTTCTCAGCCGACACGCTGAAGCCCACGGCGGACCAGAAAGGGTTGTTGGACAGTTTAGGAATTTCAGTTTCAGCCGCATAGCGGCAGAAGGAGAGAAACAAAATGGCAGACGATATCCAAGTTCCAGGCGCTCCTGCAGGATTGCCGGAAGCGGTTGAGAAAAAGTGGCAAGCCGCATATGTGCGGGCCTTCAAGGAAGCGCAGACCGATGAGCCTGAGCAGCCGAATGTATGGGCGCAATTAGCCCTGAAAGCGGCGAACAAAACGATTCGAGTGCCGAAGCCGGAATCAATCGAGGAAGCCCTCGCTCTGGAAGATTGGCAGATCGTTCATCGGGCCCAGAAGAAAACCAAAGATGGCGATGTTCTGGTCGTCATCACCCGCGACGGGAGCAAGGCGGCATTCCCCGTCGTAAAGAGCGGGAAGAAAGTAACCGCGAGCAACGGGGCCCAGGCTACAGCCTAACTGGAGCGATTCATGGAGTTGTCGCTAGAGCAAATTCGTGACCTGATAGCCGACGCCCTGGAAGACCAGTTCGGCACTGATTCATATCAGTCGCCGATGTATTGCATCGTGTCGACTTTCCCCGATTACGTCATCGCGCGCGGTCCGAACGCCGATCTATACCAGATCGCTTTCACCGTGGACGAAAACGGCAACGTGACATTGGGCGATCCGCAGCTGGTGCAGGTCGCTTATATCCCGGTGTCGCAGCGGGCGACGTTTCTGGCGAGCGAAGCAGCCGGCTCTGCTGAGGATGACGGTTGGACCTGGCCTGTCCAGATCATTGAGTCAGGCGATGCGCATGGGAGCGTTGGCAGCGGCGTCTATATACCTCACATGTTCACCGATGAGGTAGTGGCGCAATTCGCTGCGGCGGCGAATGGCGCACGCTTCGGTCGGCGGCATCCAGCGCCTATCGAAAACGATGACGATCCGGCGCGGATCGCCGGCTGGTTCACCGCTGGCAAGATGGTGGGCAAGGCTGCTCAGGCAAGACTGAATTTGCTCAAAAACGAAACCGATCTCCGGCAAAAGCTCGTGGCCGCGCGCGATGCCGGCAAGCTCGATCTCTTCGGCCTCTCGGTGCTCGCCTTTATCGCTTTCAAGCCACAAATGATTAATGGCGAGAAAGTGCTCGTCTCGGAAAAGCTTGGCAAGCTCGTCTCTGTCGACCTGGTTACCGAGGCGGGCGCGGGCGGGAAGTTCCTGCAGGTCGCAGCGTCAAAGTCGATTGCGGCGCAGATCTCGCAATTACAAAATTCGGTCGCGCGAGCGGCCGTTAATCCCGGCAGCGCGGAAGGCGCGGGCCGAAAAAAAGGAGCAGCGATGAAAGATCGCATCAAGAAAGTGATTGAGGCGCTCCGGAAGCACGATGCCGGCCGCGCCACTACGTTCACCACAAAGCTGGAGACCCTGAAAGATGATCAGCTCACCGACTTTCTCGTCGAAGTAACGGAAGCCGCAATCAATCTCTCCGGCGAAGCAGGCACGGCCGCCAACGCGCAGCTGGTGCAGGAAGCCAAGGATGTACTGAAGCAGGCGAAAAGCATTCAGGCGAAGAACTTGATCGATACCAAGATCAGCGAATCAAAATTGCCCGTGCCGGCGCAGCAGCTCGTTCGCCAGCACCTGAGCGAAGCGGACGGCACAGCTCGCATCGTCACCGCCGAGGAGATCGATGGGGAAATCAAGCGCGTGCGCGAAGCATTCGCGTCATTCAGCCAGGTGGGGAAGGTCGGCGGATCGCGGATCGAGACTGGACTCGACACCCAGGATAAGGTCCAGATCGCCATGGACAAGATGCTGGGAGTTAAACAGTCCGGCCAGGAGCTGTGGGCGGCAAAGATGGGGGTTGAGCCCTTAAAGGATGTCGCGACTGTTCCTGGCTTCCGCAAAATCAAGCAGGCATACATCCACGTCACCGGCGATCACAACCTGAAATTTGGCGAGAATGGGCAAGGCGGTTTCCTGAAGATCAGTGAGGCCACTTCGCTCACGAGCGATTTTCCAAATATTCTTCTCAACTCGATGACGAAGCGGCTGCTGCAGGATTATGCCGAGATCGGTATGAACGGCGTGGACCTGCTCGTGAGCGAAGTCGATATCGATGATTTCAAGAGCCAGGACCGCGTGCGTCTCGGCTATCTGGCTGACCTCTCGACCGTCGCCGAAGATGGCGGATACACGGATTTCGCCAAGATGAGCGATGAGAAGATCAGCTATGCGGCCACGAAACGCGGGAATGCGCTGCCGATTTCGCGCGAGACGATCCTGAATGATGATCTGAATAAGATCGCTGTATTCCCGACACGAATCGCCCGTGCCGGCCGCCGTACGCTGAAACAGTTCATCACCAACTTCTTCGTGAACAATCCGGCTTATGACCCGGATTCCACCGCCTGGTTCGCTGTGGGCCATTCGAATCTGGGCACGGCAGCTCTCACCATCGATGAGTTGATCGCGCGCGAAGTAGCGATTGGAAGCCAGACAGAGAAAGACTCCAACAAGCCACTGGAGCTCACTCTTGACTGGCTGATGGTACCGCTCGCATTGAAGGCCCAGGCGATTAAGATCAACCAGTCGCAGACGTACAACCCCGCGCCTGCTGTGACCGAGCCCAATCCGTTCTATCACCGCTTTGGCCCCAACAATGAACGGATTATCGTCAACAGCCTTCTGACCGATACGAACGATTGGTACTGTGGGACTCTCGCGACAATGGCACCCTTCCTGGAGATCGGTTTTGTCCAGGGCGTTCGCGAGCCACAGATCTTCCTGCAGAACGATCCGCAGCAGGGCGCTGTCTTCACCAACGACCGGATCACTTACAAGGTGCGGCATGAGTACGGCGGAGACATTGTCGACTTCCGGCCCGTGCAAAAGAACGTGGTTCCCTAAATCAGTGAATTGAATTGACGCCGCCGGCCCTCGCGCCGGCGGCGATCCCAAAAGCCAAAAGGAGCTGTGAAAAATGAAGGACGTGAAAAAGTTTACGACTGCGGGGCTGATGAAGGGAATCTGTGCGGTCCTGCTCTGCCTGCTCATGCTCGCACCTGCCGACTTCGCCCAGGCCCCGTCAAGGAACTACCGCGATTCAACGGTTGGATTCATGGGCGTTTATACGGTCCTGGATTGCACGACACCGTGCACCACGACGAACACGAGCGTGACGCCCGTCGACGTGGGAGTTTACGCCAGCGGGATAATCATCATTAACGTGACGGCCGTGTCCGGGACGTCACCTTCATTGACCGTGAATTTCCAGGTGTGCGACGGAAACGCGAGCGCCGCGCCGGCCAACACGAACTGCGTCAACCACACTACAGGCTCGGCCATCACCGCCACGGGGCTGCAGATCATCAAGATCGATCACTTCCCCAGGTACATCACGGTAACCAGCACCATTTCAGGCACGACGCCATCATTCACCTTCACGGTGAAAGGCTATTTCAAGCCGCAAAGTTAGAACGTTAATTCGGTGAGGAAAGGAGGTCGCGGAGAATCGCCAGAGCCATTACCAATGCGCAGCCGTCGCAAAGCTAACGCCAGGACACGGCTGCGCCTGGTAGTGAACACAAGCCTATGAAACTTGCCGATTTTGAAACCGCGCTCGCATCCCGTATCCAGGACACGGGCAATAAGCTGTCGACAGCGGACCGCGATGCCTTCATCCTGCAGGCGGTGAAGCAGCGTTATTCAAAGGATCGCCCGCGCGAGCTGGTGAGTGATGTCGCCGGCAATGGCACTTCGCTTTTGCCTTTGCCCACTGGCCCAAGTAATCCAGCGGAACCTTTTGAAGATGGTTTCTCGGAGATCCGCGCGCTGGAGTTCCCGATAGGAGATATTCCGCCAACGTATCTGGAGAGCAATACATGGCTGCTCTATCGCACGCCCACAGGACTGAAGTTACAGCTGAGCAGCATCACGCCCGCAGCGACTGACACAGTGCGCGTGACGTGGACCTGCCGGCATACAGCTCCAACTGTAAGCGTTGATTCGACTATTCCCGATGCGGATTTTGAGGCAGTGTGCGACTACGCAGGCGCTCTCTGCTGTGAAGCGCTTGCAGCAAGGTATGCGCAGACCAACGATTCCACCATCCAGGCCGACGCGGTGAATTACCGCACGAAGTCACAAGAATATCTCGGCATCGCCAAGGCGCTGCGCAAGCGTTATGACGAACAGGTGGGAATTCAGGAAGGCGGCACAGGACCAGGCGGCGGCACTGTGCCAGGCGCGCTGGCGGTTGGAGACATGGAGCTAAAACAAGGGTCAGGAGTGGAGCGCCTGACGCACAGGAGACGGTAAGTTTGCCGAACGACTTCACATTTCGGATCGATGGGGTCTACCAGGCCACAGGCGCGATGCGCGCGGCAATCCAGATCGGCGAACAGAATGGACTAGAGAAGATCGGGCTGCGCGGCGAAGAGTTAGTTAAATCCCGCACTCCCGTTGGTGCGACGGCAAACCTGATTAGCGGCGTGTTCTCTGAGCTACAGCGAGGGCCGGTGCTTTCCGAAGTGATCAGCGTGCATGGACCGGCAGCGCAATATGCAGCGGCCGTCGAGCTGGGCGCACGCCCGCATATGCCTCCCATAGATGCGCTGGTTCTGTGGGTGCAAAAGAAGCTCCACGTCTCGAACGAAAAGCAGGCCCTCTCGATTGCCTGGGCCTTAGCGAAGTCGATCAAGAAACGCGGCATGCAGGGCGATCAAATGTTTGAAGAGGCGTTTGAGCAGCTCAAAGAGGAAGCTCCTGACATCCTGGAGCGCGAGATTGCCGAGGCGCTGGAAGCGGCCGGCTTTGGGAGGAAACAGTAATGTCCCTGCGCGCCATCATCGATGCCGCTCTGTCAATCGCCAGCGGGGTCGCGAACTCCGGCAAGGTCTATAAGCACATGGTCTGGAGCAGCGACGATGCCGATGTACAAGCCCTCTTTGTCGATGGCAATAATCGGATCAACACCATCATGATCACGCGCGAGAGTACCTCCTCGATAGATCGCGGGCCGAATGACAATCGCGACCAGCACACCCTTGTGTTCGAGTGGTTCCGCGCGGCCAAGGTCATCACTACTGACGCCACGCAGGTGACCGAAGACAGTTTTCAGGATGATGTGGAAGCCGTGCGTACCGCGTTCAAGAACAACCGGAAGCTCACCGTTAATGCGGCACACAATGCGATCTTCTGCGATCCGATGGCCGCGCGCGTGGTGGACTACCGCACATTTAAGGGCGTGCTGTGCAATCACGCAACACTGGCCGTCGTCGCGGAAGACGGGCCTTTCAACACGACGTCGGTTTAAGGAGAGAAGTTATGGCTGGAGAAGATTTCGTCAACGTGAGGCTTACGGCATTAGGCAAGGAGCGCACTGCCGGAGGCCGCACACAGGTGCATGCGGGCAATCACTCGTTTTACTTTGAGCCGGATGAAGTGAAGCTCGTGACGCGAGCGTTCGACTGGAACTGTGTGCTGAAAGCTGAGCACTTCAATGGGCATCCGCTGTTTGAGATCGTGCCCAAGGCGCAAGAAGACCCGACCGCAGAGGTCGCCAAGGTCGCGAAGGAGGAGTAAATGTTTTTTCTTTACCTGTTACCACGGATCGTGCGGAGGGCGTTCGCGTCTTTCCTGATGGGCGTGTTCTTCGCCTTCGAGCCGCAGGACGTGCTCGATATTCGCAACCTGGCCATCGCGCCGAACAAGCAGAATGCGTTTCTCACGCCCGTGGCGGCGGCCAGCTATACGCAGCGGCCGCGCAATCCTGGCAATTACAACGCCGTCCACACGCCGCAGTTTTACACCGACGAGCAGATGGCCAACAAGGGCCATCAGTGGGCAGCTTTCAAGCAGCGCATCATGGAAGAGACCAGCTTCGACGCCACGATGGACCTCGACGCTTTCCTGGCCGGATGGGTTCTGTTCTTCGCGCTGGGAACAGAAACGGTGACTGGCGCAGGTCCTTTCACGCACACCATGAAGTTCCTGCAAGCGACGAATCAGATGCCGGTCACGTCGCTGCTGTGCCAGGAAACGAATGATGTGATCTTCCAGCTACCGGACATGGCGATCCTTGACCTGGTGATCACCGGCAAGGAATCAGGCTATCTTCAGGTGCAGTTCAAGATGGTTGGCAGCGGCAAGAAAGTGGACGGCTCTGTTACGTTCCCCGCGCTGAGCGCGCCGCTTTTCCTGTTTGGCAGTGACACCGACATCAAGATCGGGCCTTCCGCTCCGGATGTTACCGATCCGCGCTTCCCATTCGCGCTCTCAACGAGCGTGGCCGGCGCGCTGGCGCAGCACACAGCGTTTTATAAGTTGACCTATGTGAATGCGGCCGGCGAAACCATCGGCAGCCAGGAGATCTCGATCCTGGTACCAGCCAACAGCGTTTCTAAAGTGACGATGCCGGCTGCGCTTCCTCCGGGCGTGACTGGAGTGAACGTCTATGCGGCAAACACGACGAACACGGAAACGAAGCAGGCTGGCGGCCCCTTTGCCGCCGCTGCCGTCTTCACCGAGCCCAACACGGGCTTTGTTGTGGGAGCGGCGCTGCCCACGGCTACCACGGCGCTCAGCAGCATCAAGGAGCGCGTGACGGATTGGCAGGTACATATCTCCTGCGAGATGACACCGAACCGCGCGCCTGGCGGCGGGATGTGGGCCACGTTTATGAAGGTGCTTAAGCAGCGCGTCAACTGGATGCTCAACGTGAAAGCGACAAGCGCCGACGACATGCGGACCATCTCCGAAAACGATACGCAGAAAGAAATTCAGATCGTCACCAACTCGGGCGCGGCGCAGCAGATGACGCTGGGCTCTCCTTACGTGATGTTCGACACCTTCCATATCGGCGTGAGCGGCCGTGAAATGATCTGGCAGATGAATGCCGGCGACAATGCGGTGCTCAAGCCCAGCACGCAGGAGGTGTTTACGGCAGTGGTGATCAATAACCAGAGCGCCTACGGAGTGGGCGCGTAACGAGTGGACAGCGGCGCTTCTTGATGTCAGTGTCCCAGCGCCGAATACGACGCAGGGCGGAGCAAAAAATCTTCGCCCTGCGGTCCAAAGATGTGGTATTTAGTAATTACCTGCAAGACGTCAGCATTGCTTCGCTGATGAGAGCAGCACCGCTTCGCTGCTCTGAGAGCCGCACCGCTTCGCGGATCTCGCCAGAACGTTCCACGTAGCACAATCACATTTCAATTTCCAGGAGATCCCAATGGAAGCGACCGCTTCATCCACAACGTCCACCAGCACACTGCTCATGCTCGACGAGCCACGCGTGATCGCATTGCGCGACGGCAAACAAACTTACACCTTCCACTTCCGCCGCATCCTGAAGGAGGACTGGGAGCGACTTTTCAGTGGCCTCTATGTGGCTAGCAGCAACAGCGGGACTTCCCAGATAAACACCACCGACCTGAACACGGCCGGGATCGAGCTGTTTGAATCCACGCTTACCCGCGCGGAAGGCTACAAAAACGAAATGACCAGGCGTGAGGACTTCTGGAAGATACCGCCCAAGCATTCCATCCTGGTGTCATGGCTGCTGCGCTCTGTATGCGCTTCGACGGTTGTCGACGACTCGCCGCTGGATTGCGATTCCGTTGAGGCGCGGATCGACGCGCTGTGGTCGCAAACGAAGCCGGGCGACGAGACCACGATGTACAAAGGGCTGGTCCACCGCTTTACTCCAATCACGGTCGACCAGAAGAAACGCTTCATGAGGAAAGGCGCCATCAACAAGGTGGTTGGCGGATCGCGCAACGGGACCACCATCTACTCGATGAAGAACAAGCTGATGATCGAGCTGTATGACGAGCTCATCCAGTCCGTCGAGGGATATGGCGTCGCCGGCAGGCCGCTGGAATCGCCGCAGGACATCCGGCGCGAGATGGACGCGTATCACAAATCTGAGGCCGTGGCGCAGCTCTTCAATGTGAGCGATTCATCACCTGCGGAGGCTGCCGCCGCTTGATGGTAACTGGGGACATTCCGGGCATCCGCCAGGCGGCGATGGAGCTGCTTGTTGAATCGCTGCGCGAGGAGGACGTTGAGCGGCAGCTCGATAGTCTTCGCGAGCAAGACGCCGCGCCGGAGATACTAGCAAAGGTCGCGCCCCGGCGCACGCTGGCGGATGCTTATTACGAATATGCAGGCTACATCCTTTGGTTGCGGGGGAAGCGTGCCGATGGCATCGATATTGAGGTGCTGGCAGACGAGGCCGAGGGGCTGAGCGCAATCGAAGATGCGCTGCGGGAATATGACCGCGCGCATCCCTGCTGCCCTCGGTGCGGGTTCCGTCAATATTCTGCAACCACCATGCTTTGTCGCAAGTGTGGGCTGAATTTCAGGAAGGCGGGCTGATGCCCTCAGCAGTTCAAATCACGCTTACGATGGACAACAGCGGTGTTGTGACCGTCGCCAATCAGACGGGCGACGTGCTGAGAAAGATCACGCCGCCTTCAACGAAGATCAAGCAAGAGTTTGACGGCATCGAATCTGCCGAGCGGCGCGCGCACATTACGGGAACGCTTTTCACCAGGCTTACCGGCTTCGAAATGCCGCGCGCGATGGAAACGGTAATCTCGCGCAGCCGAATACTCGGACCGCTGCTGGCCGGCATGTTCAACGCCACTATCGTCGCGACGGCCGGCTTCGCCGTGGTTGAATTCGGCAAAAAGCTTGGCGGATTGTTCGATGCAATTGTGGGAAACACTGAAGCCGTCAAAGAGATGGGCAAGGCCGCTGCGGATGCTGCTCAAGATGCTTTCTGGAACCCGAAAACGCTCAGTGTTGCCATTCAACACATGGGCGAGCTACAGCAGCGAGTCGACAAATTGAGGAAGGTGAGTTCTTTCCCCAAGGCGACCGAGACAAACCCTTTTAACTCCAGCGCTGGCGGCGTGCTCGATGTATCCCCCGAGGTGAAAGCGGGGAAGGAGCTTGAGGACATCGAGACAAGGCGCAGAGACCTTATAGAACAGACGACCAAACTCCAGGTCGAAAGGAACGCGCTTCTCGATGCAGAAACATCGAAAGCCAACGAAGCCGGCAAGCAGGGCTTTGCTCTGCTGGAGCAGCAAAAGCAGGATTACCTCAACAGCCGTACGTTGCTGGTGCTCAAGACGCAGGACCATGACAGCTACATTGAGCAAGTAACCCTGAAGGAGAGACAGTTCCAGGGCGAGCGCATGGCGCTGGAGCGCGAAAGCGCCAACCAGACCATTGCGCTTCGCCACCAGGTGGCTGAAGAAAGTGTGCAGGGGATGGCGCGCGTCCACATGGTGGAGTCGGACGCGATAGAGGACATCAACCGCAAAGAGCGGGAAACTCTGATCACGCACGGCGACGCGCAGACGCAGCGCGTGCTCATTCACAAGCGCGCCGTGGAGCAGATCAAACTGGCTGAGAATGACCTTCTGAAGCAGAGCGCAGAGGCGAATCTCTTCGCGGAGCAGCGCGCAAATGCGTTTCTCACAGGAAGCCAGAAGATCATCGCGGACGCGCAGTACGAGAAGGACTCCATCAATGCCGGCCTGGATGAGGTGATCAGAAAATATGGAGTGATGAGCATTGAGGCATATAACGCCTGGAAGAATGCGCAAATCAAGATTCAGGCGATCACGGATTCAACGGACATGCAGCTGCTCATCCAGCAGCAGCAGCTTCGCGACAAGACTATCGATTTACAGCAACAGGCCGCAATTGGAGCACTGCCTGAGTGGCAGCGCGCGGAGGCGACGATCCGGCTGGAGCATGACAAGACTTACCAGGAGCTGAACCGGCTGGAGCTGCAGGACGTTGCCAACTTCGCCCAGTATGAGCAACAGAAAGCTGCGGCGGACCAGCTGATGAATGACCATCTTCGCGATGAGCACAAGCGGCTCACGGAGCAGCTCGGTTCCGATCTGCAGTCGGTATTTGACGACATCACCAGCGGCAACATTGGCAAGCGCATTCTGGCGAACATGGAAAAGCTGTTCTTCCAGATCCTCGCGCAGTGGATTCTCAGCCTGAACATGATGAAGTCCGCTGCAGGCAGCATCTTCGGGTCTATCGTCTTTGGGCCTGGCTCAACGGGCGCTGGTGTCTTCGGCGGAGGCGGATCGGGAGGCGGAGGAAGTTCGCTGCTAGGCGGATTGCTCGGCGGTCTTTTCGGCGGCGGCAACTCATCGGAGGGAGCGAAGGTTGGATTCGGAGGCGCTCCTGGAAGCGGCAGCATGGCGATCCCAGGCCTGGTGGGTGGGACGACTTCGGGTCTGAGCGGATCAATTGCCGGGATCGGCGCGAGTCCCAGCAGCGCTCTGGTTCCTTCGGCCAGCTCGGCGCTCACATCTTCCACCATGGCGGATGCGCTGCCCGGCCTGGTAGGCGGCACGACTTCACAGATCGGCAGCTCTTCGACGCGGACCAGTTCGTTCGCAGCTGGGTCGCCTCTGGTTGGGCTGGCTGCGCTGGCTCCTGCTCTTGTCGGCAATTTCGGTGGGAAGCTCGGACAGATCGGCGGCCTGGTCTCAATGCTTGCGATCATGGGCAACTCTCAAATTCTGTCTGCGCTTTCTGGCGGATTAATTGGCTTTGGTGTGGGAGAAGGCCATGGAGGTTTTCTGGGAGCCCTTGCAGGCGCTGGCAGCGGCGCTCTTACCGGCTTCCTTGCGGCCGGACCTATCGGCGCGATCATAGGCGGCCTGGTTGGGTTGCTGGGCGGAATCTTCGGCGGGATCTTCGGCGGAAGCAAGCGAAAGAAGCAGGCGAACGCGCTGGCGGATAACACGATCCTTCCCGACATCGCGCAGATCATCACGGGCTTTGATGGGTTCCAGGTGGACTCCAGCTCGGCGATCCAGCAGCTGGAGCAGCTGCGCAGCGATGCGCAAAAACAGCTCAGCGCGCTCAAGAGCCAGGGCAAGGACGTGTTCAACCAAAAAGTAGGTCCTGCGATTGACAGCGCGGAAAAGCACATCCGGGATACGCAGGCCGAGCGCGACCGGCGAAGCGCGATTGCGTTTGGTCCACCGCAGTTCGATACGGGCGGAATGTTCAGCGTGATGCGCGGCAATAAAGGGCTGGCTGTGCTGCACGATGGCGAGATCGTGATGAACCCTACGGCGAGCAAGAAGAATGCGGCCGCGCTGAATGCCATGAACCAGGGAAAGACCGTGGGCGGCAGAGGCGACATACATCTTCACTTGTATGCGATGGATGCTAAGAGCTTTGATGGCTGGGCCAAGAATGGAGGCGCGAAGATGATGTCGCGCGCGCTCACCCGCTATTGGGACGTGGAGGGCAACAACGGATGAGCGAGCAGAATATTCTCAATCCGAGCGCCGCCGATCAGAAGAATCCCACCTACTCGATCCCGCACAAGGACCCGCAGACCATGGCGAGCTGGCAACCGCGCAGCGGCAAGCCTTTTGATCGCTACATGCTGTCGCGGGGCATGGAGTTCCAGCTGCATTGGGAGAAGGTCCAGTATTCGACTTATGAGTCGCTGCTGCAGTGGTTTCATCAGTATGAGCGGAGCTTCTTTTCCTATTTCAATTT